ATAACACATCAGATACTTAAAGTAGATTACTCAAACTCATCTAACTTAGAAGCTAGATATGACTATACAGATGTAAGAGCTTTGCAAACAGATACTAATGAGATTTATGAGAGAATGAACTTAGGTGTTCAAGGTGGTTGGGTAACTGTAGCTGAAGCTAGACAAAGCGTTGGATTACCTACTACACCTGAGCAAGATGTTTATTTACTTCCTTCTGAGAAGATAACTGTACCTGCGAATATGCTTAGAGAGTATCAACCAAATCCAATAGAACAAGAAGAACAATCAGATGAAGTACCTAACGCAATAAGCCAAGCAGGAAGAAGTTATGCTGAGTTTAAAATAGTAAGAGAGATAGACGGAGAGTACTGCGTTATAACTGAAGAAACAGGTAGAAATATGGGTTGCTATCCTACAAGAGAATTAGCCGAAATACGACTAAGACAGATAGAGAGATTTAAAGATACAAGTAAAGTTTTGGTCGCAGAAGATACTTATAGTACTTTAGAAGAAGCAGAGAATAGAGCTAAAGAACTAGGTTGTGAAGGAACACATACAATAGACGAGAATGGTAATACTTTATATATGCCTTGTTCTACACACGAAGTGTATATGGAAGTAATTGATAACAATGAAACCTATGACGCAGAACAATAAATCCTTCGCAATAAATACTTCCCTAATAGCAAATACAGTAGATAAGGATATAGAGAGTAGTAAGAGTAATAGTAATCCTTCTTCTGTTTCAGATACAAGACAGTTTAAGTTCAATACAGAGATATATTTAGATACTCTTGATTTAGGTTGGAATGTGGACACAGGCATAAGTGGAAACGATAAAAAAGGAATCTACGATGACTTGGATTTCTCGATACCTAAAGGAGTTAAGGCACAAGCCGAACAAGGACTAAGACTAAGACAAGAGTTTGGTCGTGGTGGAACATCAGTTGGTTTGACTACTGCTCGGTATCTCGTGGAGAATACAAAGGCTAGTCCTGAGAAGGTACGACACATAGCTAAGTACTTCCCAAGACACGAAGTAGATTTACAAACACAGGACGCTAGAGATTACTTCGCAGGAAGAACTGATAGAGCTACTAATGGCATTATCGCTTGGAAGCTATGGGGTGGCTCAGCAGGACAAAGGTGGAGTAGTAAGTTAGTAAGAGCTATGGACAAGAAAGATGAAGTAGGTAAGTCAGCTTCAGAACTAGTGCGTAGGCATAAGCTAAGAGAACAAGCAGACACAGAGTACAGAACAAATCGTCTCAGCGATACAGAAGTCAAGGAAGGTATCTATCGGAACTATACGGCTATGCTTCGTAATTGGGAGTTGTGGTACACGGATTACTTCTTCGGTTTGTTGCGTGAGCAACATAAAAAAATCACGAAAAGTATGAGTAGAGGGAGAGACAACCCTGCGTACAAAAATTTTGTTTTGAATGGTCAATCTCCGATTTTAGATAAGATAATTGATGATACTACAAACGAATGGAAACTCGACACATACGATATTTACTTATCTGAAATCTATGACTTTGAGTTATTTCAATTTGGTATTCTCTTACCTGCTTCCCTTAAAGGATATTCAGAAGTAGAAGATACAGATTTATATACATACAAAGCTAGAAGGAAGAATAGAAACCAAGTTGTTAATGAAGGCTTCTATCCAATCCGTCAGCGTGGTGGAGATATTATTCCAAGTGTTACTTCTCCTGTTCCAAGAACTAGATACAATCGTGAAGCAGTAGCCTTTGTCAATCAAAGGTTAGATTCTGTTATGCCTGAATTAGCTAAAACTACTAAAGCTAATTTGAATAGAGCAATTAGACGAGCCATTGATGAAGGAACTCAATTAGGTTTATATGGAGATAATCTTTATGATTACATTACAGGACAAGTTGAGAATGTCTTACCAAAGAAGTTCTTAGGTAGAGCTTCTACTATTGCTAGAACTGAAGGTGGTGCTTTGTCTCAGTTTGGACAATATGACGCAGTTGAGAAATCAGGACTCATTACTGTCAAAGAATGGCAGACAACATTCCAAAGGTCAAGAGACACGCACATTACTGCTGACGGACAAGTAGTAGGACAAAACGATTACTTTACTGTTGGTGGAGAACGAGCTTTATATCCTAAAGCACCAAATCTATCTGCTAAAGAAACTGTGAACTGTAAATGTAATGTGATTTATCGTGAGCCTAGACCTGACGAAGTTATTACTCCTTCGATTTGACGGTAAGCAAAAAAAAAATTTTTTAAACGATAGCAAAAAAAAACCACCGTAATTAAACGGTGGCTCTTTTAGATTTACGAATTTTAGAGAGTAGCTCTTTTTACTAACTCGTCTGTATTGCAATCAAATTTGTATTCTGCAACTATATCTTTGTCAGCTCTGTTGTGAGCAATAACATAAACTTTAGCTTCTGTTCTTGGGTTGAACTTTGAAGTAACTAAAGCAACTGCTTCTTCGATTGCTGATTCTTTAGTTGTTGAATCTAAGTCAATGAAGCTAGTTGGTGCTTCTGTGATTGCTACTGTTACTGTGTACTTTGTCATTTTTGTCTCCTTGTTTGTTTCATTCATAATCTAAGATTAGACCATATTGAAAAAGTATGCAAATCGAAATTAAAGTTTTTTTTAAAACGAAAACCCACCGAATGAACGGTGGGCTTCCGAGTTTCGATTAAGTGTGAACTAATCTTTACCACACTTGGTACATTCATTCCAAATAAATTTTCCAAGCTCATTTCGTCTGCGTCTCTCAACAAAGTTATGCTCACAAATTAAATTACAAAACTTACACTTTTCAGTTTTGCCATTTCTATCTGCGTCAATATATTTAGTCCATTTATGTTCACAAGTTTTTTGGTCTTGTTCACGATAATCCCACTCTCGCATAACATCTTTTGCAACAAAAGATTTATTAAGATAATCATTTATATAAATACTTTTTCTGTATTTAGAATCTCCATATCTTAATTCATCATAAATGTAACTTGTTCCCTTTAATGCTTTGTCGTAGCTAACTCCAACTTCAACAAAGTTTACATTAGACCAATCGATTGAATCTATAAGTTTCAAATCATCTTCACGAGTTCGTGTATGACTTGGCTCAATACCTACAGTTCTTTGCACTCGTCCTAGATATTCCCAAATCAAACTATCAAGTGATTTATTCATATCTTTAGTATGCTCTGCTAATCTACGCATTGTTTTTACACAAATTGGTAAATTAGATTCTGTATGCCACAAGAGTTCGATTTCTTTATTAAGGTCATCAACTATATCAACAACTTTTTCAACCAACTCTTTATTACTTACTTTGCAAATATAAGCAACAGTTCTATAGATATGTAACAATCTATCTTCATTTGCTCTTACTTTTGAAAATGATGTCCTAAGAGGGTTCAAACTATCAAAAGCGATTTGCAATTTAGTTGCACCATTATTTAGCCAACCTTTAGTTTCTGTACTCATTCTTCTTCTCCCTTCTGAGTATTATTAGTTATTTTGTTTTGAACAAAGTAAGAAAACTCTTTGCTCTCTTGCTCTGTTCTTTTTTTGTTATAGATACTAGATTCTCTGTTTGACCAAGCAGAAAACACTTCTAGTGAATTTCTGTAGCCACGAACATCTAGCTCGATAGTATCTTCCAAGACAAGCTCTGCGTCTCGGAAATTTTTAAAGTCTGTGTAATCTTGTTTAAAAGATTTCAAGACTTGATAAGTAAATTTTTTCAATTCAACTCCTTTTATATTTTTCATTCATAATCTATGATAGCAGAAACTCTCCTACTTGTCAAATCTAAGATTTTTATAATAGAAGATTGACAATCTAAAAATCATAAATTATAATCCAACCAAGTTGATTAATTATAAAAAAGGAGTTGATGTGAAAATACAAATTACATTAGAACTAAACAATCAAGATATGGGAGAGAATAACAAAAATAAAACTGCTAAAGATTTCATAGATTTCTTTACAGGTTTTTTCTCAGATAAAAAAGGACACAAGGTTATAGAAGTAAAAGAAATATAAAAAAAGAATCTAAATGGTGTCCTAACAATGACACCGTTAGGATAAAGGAGTTGATATGTCATTACAAATAATTTATGACGAGATTAAAAAATTAGATAGAAAATTAAATTCTATGCAAAACGATATAAATATATTAAAGAAGGAGATAAAGAATGAAACACATAGAAGAACAAATTAAAATCCATAAATGGTGGGTAGCTAATAAAGAATCTATTAGGCAGAGAATCATAAAAGAATTTAATTTGCCAAAAGATTACAAGTTAGGAACTTGATATGAATAGACACCAAAGAAGAAAAGCTCAAAGCAAAAAAAGTGCCAACTTTGTTTATGGAAAAATAGGCGAGAGAATGCAAACTAAATAGAAGGCTTCCTAATGACTTACACAAAAAGAACAACATTTAAGTTCGATTGCCCTGAATGTACTTTGGAGTTAGAAGTAACACATTTGTATTGGTCTGCAATAGTTTGTTTTCATTGTAAAGCTGAAATTGAAAAAGAAGATATGGAGTTGAAAAAATGACAATCTTTGAAAACATAGAATAACTTTTCAATCACTTAGATTCTTACGAGCAGATTGAACACGCAGAGAAATTATTACAAAGAAGAAAATTAGAAATTGGATTGATAAGGAGAGAAGAAAAATGAAATATGAAGTTACCTTTGTAGGCAAGAAAACCTACACAGTAGAATCTTGGAAGGATTCTTTAGTTAGAGCTAGTGAAGATTTAAAAGTCATACACCCAAGTATGAATTTAGAAATCTTTAAATTGGAGTTAAAAAATGATTAAAAATTGCAGATGTCCTAAAGAAAAAAATTGTACAGGTCATTTAACTTTGCAAGAACAAAAATTACTTTATTCTTCATCTCAATTTATGAATAGGAATGTAGAAGATGATATTGTAATTGTTCCAACACCTGATTGTTTTCTTTGTAAACAAGAAGGTACAGTAGAAGTAATCAGAAAAGATTGGCACGAGTATCAATGGGATATACCTAGAAAAGAAGTAAGAGAATACTTCCCTTACTTAGATGTTTCAGGTTGGGAACAAATTATCTCAGGCTCACACCCAAAATGTTTTGAAGATATGTTTAAGGAAGAAGAATGACTTTTAAAAAAGAAAAGCACGAATGGAGTTATAGAATCCAATGCGAATTTTGTAAAGCAGGATTTAAAGATAGAAGTTCCGATTTAAAACACAAGTGCTAAACTAATCTTACTGAATAATCCAATTCCCTGTTTGATTCAGAGAAGCAGATATGAAGCAGACGCTTTGTTTCATTCATTCAACAATCAACTCCGAAGCGTCTGCTATCTGCTATTAATAGTCTTTTTCACTATAAATACTTGCATTACTTTTCAAACCTGTTAATCTTAGATTATGAATGAAACAAAAAAAACAGGTTGGTTTAAAATCGAAGGAGTTGATTTAAGAAACTCTTGCTCAGATTTTGACAATAACTTTGATATGATTGCAGGTAAAAAAACTAAGGTTGAAGATTTTATTGGTGGTAAAGCTACTTTTAAAATTGAGTTTATTGGTAAATTTGATATTGATACATTCCTTACAAATCCAAGAACTAATTGTTTTGCAACTTTTGAGTTCCCAAAAGGTTGGAGTCGAAAAAAAATGTTAGAAAATGCTTTAAATGAATTAGGATTTGAAACAGAACGACACGAACTTACAGATTGGGTACAAATTAAAGGACTAAAAAAATAAATAAGTAACAATCTAACAAAAGAAATTAAGCCACCTACATAGGTGGCTTTTTTGTTATAGTAATACCTATGGCAAGTTTATCTAATATAAGAAATGGTTTAAGTACACGATTAGCAACAATAACAGGATTAAATGTTTATTCTTATGTACCTGATTCTATTGAGCCACCTACTGCCGTAGTTGGAGTTATGAGTTCTTTGGAATATGATTCAACAATGTCTCGTGGCTCAGACATTTACAACATTCCACTTTACTTGTATGTTTCAAGAGTGGACGCTGAACTATCACAAGATTCTTTGGATTCATACCTAGACACAAGTGGTGCAACAAGTGTAAAATCTGCTATAGAAGGAGATACAACGCTTGGTGGAAATGTAAGTTCTGCTAGAGTTGTTGAAGAAAGTAATTATGGTGTTTATACTGTAAATAGTATTGATTACTTAGGCGTAGAATTTAGCGTGGAGATAATTACATAATGTATGAAGTAACAAATGGAATATCTGTTAAAGATAAATATTTTGCAAAAGGCGATATTGTCAATTCTAAAGACATTCCACAAAATAGTATTAAATGGTTAGTAGAACAAGGAGAGCTTGTTAAAATTACTAAAAACTATAAAGAAAAGAAATTGCACGAGATTGCTATGGATATGGCAAAGGAAGAAGAAGAATAATGGATAAAGAATTTAAGTCGATAGACTTTGCTTTAGACAATGAAGCAGAAGGAAAAGTTGAAGCAGTATTCTCAGTATTCAACACAATCGATTCAGACGGAGATGTAGTTTTACCAAACTCTCTAAAATCATTTAAAGGTTTAGAAGGCGAAGTACCAATGGTATGGTCGCACAAATGGGAAAATCCTATTGGCAAAGGACGAATAGTTCAAGATAATGACAAAGCAACATTCAAAGGCGAGTTCATTATGTCATCAGAGAGTGGAAAAGAAGCCTATGAAATTGTCAAAGCTATGGGAGATTTGCAACAATGGTCTTTTGGTTTTCAAGTTGATGACGCAGAAGAAGGAACATTTAGCAAAGACGGAAAATCTACAAATGTTAGGTATATAAAATCTGCTACTGTTTTTGAAGTATCGCCTGTTCTTGTTGGTGCTAATCAAGAAACTTATACAGTTGCAGTTAAAGAACAAAAAGAAAAAGATTTAAAAGATGTGAATAGTGGTCTTAGATTCACAGATGAAGCTGATAATGTGCTTAACACAATTAACAGTTTCATTGATAGAGCAAAAGAACTTACTTCTTTACGCTTAGAAAAAGGCAAGACACTATCAAAGTCTGCTCAAGAATCACTTATGCAGATTCAAGACCGAATCCAAGAAGTCTATAACGATTTAGACTCAATACTTGGACTTGGTGGAGAAGAAGTAGAGCAACCTAAAGATGATTTTGACTCGCTTTGGTTAAATACACAAGAAGTCTTGGCAAGAAGTCAAGGCATAATTAATGAAGGAGAAATAAGTTAATGAGTAAATTAAATGAACTCAATCAACAACTCCACGCATTGAGAGAAACTCAATTCGAAGCAATCAAAGAAATGAAATCCACTTTTGAAGGTGGCTCAGAAATTTCTGTTGAGAAAAAACAAGCTATCGAAGATAGAAATATCGAAATTGAAAAACTCAATGAAAAAGTTAATGAATTAAATGCTCTCTCCATTGAAGAAGCAAGACTTGAAGAAGCATTAGAAAAAGGTAAAGAAGTAAAATCTATGCCAATCCACAATGACGAGCCTAGAGAAGTTAAGAAAACTTTAGGCGAACAATTAAGAGAATCTAATGCCTTCAAAGGATTTATGGAAAATGGACAGAAAAATATTAGTTCTGAACTTAAGTGGAATCCAAAAGTTGAATTAAAAACAACTTTAACAGAATCAGGTTATCCACCTGCAGTAGTAAGGTCTGATTTAGTCGTTCCAACGGCTACATTAAACCCACTACAAATTCCTGACTTAATTGATACAATCACAACTGATAACTATCAATATAAGTATTTGGAAGAAACAACATTCACTAACAACTCAGGTGCTACTGCTGAAGGCTCAGCTTTAGGCGAAAACGCACTTGCTTTTACAGAGAGAACTGAGAGCATTCGTAAGATTGGCTCATTCTTGCCTGTAACAGAAGAATTGTTAGCAGATGTTTCAGCAGTTGGTGGTTATCTTGACTCAAGATTACAAACAATGGTTAGACTTGCAGTTTCAAGTCAAATTATGGAAGGTAATGGTACTGCACCGAACTTAACAGGTATCTTGAACAAATCAGGAATCAATACTTTTGATTATTCTGCTTTTGCAGGAAATCTAAAGAGAATCGGTCAAGTATTTGAAGCTATTACTGAAATTCAAAAAGATAGCTTCCTACAACCTGACGCTATTGTTATGCACCCTTCAGATTGGTATCAACTCGTTACTGAAGTCAATGCAGTTACAACAAGTGGTAGTTTAAATCCACTTTTTGTCGGTGCAGGAAACTTCGGTGGTGGTGTTGCACCTACACTTTGGGGATTACCTGTAGTAGCTTCAACTGAAATTGCTAGTGGTACTGCATTAGTTGGTGTATTCGGTGGTGGACAAGCTATCCATATTGTCGCAAGACAAGGTATGGAAGTTGCTATGTCTGATTCACACGACGCTAACTTCACAAAAGATATTGTTGTTATGAAGGCAACTGTTAGAATGGGTCTCCCAATCTACAGAGCAACTGCATTCTGTTCAATAACAAACTTCTAAGAAATTAGATTATGGTTTTGATGTCTCATTCGTCTTATGAGAGTGAGACATCAAACAAAAAGGAAATTATGATATTAAAAAAAGATATATGGATTAATGAAGAAGGATTCTGTGCTGAATCTGAAGGTGGATTACCTAAAGGTTGGAGAAAAGGTAAACTTGTTGGAAAAGCAGGTCAAGAAATTTCTGAAGCAGAATACAAAGCTCTTAAATTCGTAGAAATAAAAGCAAAACAACCAAAAGAAAATAAAGCAAAGTAGGTCTTAAATGGCAGGTCAGTATATTGATAAAGCTGATTTAAAGGCATACATTGGCTTATCAGGAACGGCACAAGATGACAATATTGATAATGCCATTGACTCAGCTTGTAGATTAATAGATAAAATTTGTG